AAATGCAGTATTTTTATCTGATGCAAAACAATTCTTTGATGGCAATCAATATTTAGATGTCAATCTAAAAGTATCCTTAATCAAAGAAAAACTAAATTTAGATACCAGGGCCTTAACAGTAAATAAACTATCCTTAACAGTATCAAATTTGACCAATATTACTGATATTTTATCCAGGCTAGATATGATTAACCTACCAGTTGCAGTTTTTTATAAATCTCAGGGATGTAAAGTTTTATCTGATTGCCCTATGATTTATTATGGTAGAGTTGTTAGATATACTCATGATGATAAAATAGCCAAGATACAATTAGAAGATGATACTGGTATAAAATTAAGTAAGGTAGTACCTATTGCTAATTTAGGTACAGGAGAAAAGGCATATAGTGATGATTATAGAAATAGACCTATTCCTATTGCTTATGGATATTTACCAAAAGCACCTGCTGTAATATGGCCTGAAACTAGTCAGCAATCTACAGATTTATATGGTAATGATTCAGAGAATATTAGCTCTGGATTTCATGTTATTGCAGATGATGTTTTTAACTCAGTTAATACTAGATTTGTAAGTGGTAATTTACAAAATCAGGAAGGTAATTTATTAATAGAAAAAGGTGATGGTAGTTATTGGAATGTATATTCAAATCCTGATATAGATTTTGATGATAGATTAGGTGATGGTGAAAGTGATAATAATTTTTCAGAATATGAAGATGGTGTGGCAAATGAAAATTTTGAATCAGGTAATTATCAAGGATTAGAGCTAAGTGTTCAAACAGAAAATTATAATAATATTTCTTATTTTTGTCCTAGACATTTTACAGAAAATTTAGTGCCTAAAAATCCCATATCTAAGAATATTTGTTTAGCATCACATGAAATACGACCTACTCAGGTATTAACAGGAGATGCTGTGGTGACAGAAGATGATGAGGCTTTTACAGAACCAGTATTTACTGAATTTTTAGGACCATCAAGAGGCTTATATATATCAAATCCACAAGCATTAAGAGATTCTTTAGATACACAAGAATCTATAGCTTTAGGATTGAATCCAAATGAAACTTATTCAAGATTTCCTGATAATGATATAGATACTTTAGTAGATATGGCTCCACCTCCTTTTGAAGATTTTTCAGGAGATTTATCTAATTTTTTAGATAGTACAGAAAATGGTAATTTTTTAAGATTTTTTCCACAAGAAATAGGTGATGTTAGGCAGGGTAATTTTACTAATACTGATGTGCATCATGCTAATATTTTAAGCTCAGGATATAGAGTACAATGGCCCTGGCCTATAGAAACAATAGAAGATGAAGATGGTAATATTTTAAATAGAGAAATACCATCTCAGGTACCATTTAGCCCTTCAACTTTAGAAAATAATGATGCAGGTATAAGTGGTCCAAAGCAGTTGCATCAGTTTCAATGGGTTGATGATACAGGTGGTGAAAAAACTTATCATTTTGATTGGAATTTTACTGGGTATGATTTTGGCCATGGTGCTGGCAGTGACCCTATTTATCAAATGTGGAATGAAGATTTATCCAGATATAATCAAGGTGCTATAAATGGAATGACAGACAATGTGAATGCCTGGAGGCAGTTTCCATATATACATTCTTTGCTTTTTGCTTATCAGGCAGATTTTAAAAGTGCACTTGTTCAGATTCCAGATAATTATACTTTACTAAGTAAATTTATGAGTTGGACTAGAACTAAAGATGAATTTAGTGTTGATTTAGGAGGCACAAATTTTAGTATTTTTGAATGGCAATATTATAGTGAAATTGCATTACCTGGTAATGAAGAAATTATAAATGAAGCTAATGCTGATACAGGAATAACTTTTGATTCAGATGCTTATTATAATTTTACCTGTGATAATGAAATCCCTTTTCTTTTTATGATGAGTGAGATTACATCTAAATCAATGGCATATTTTCCTGTAAATAATCAGGTTTCAAGAGCACATATAAAAAGTGCATTTTGGGAGTGGGATGAGGAAACTGAAAGAGCTAGATGGAATGTTCCAGACCATAGTGACCCTTCAGATAAATGGTTTCCAGAAAACCCATTATTCCCTATGGTTTTAGATGCAGAAAATTATGGAGACCAGGTTTGGTACTTTCCATGGAAATGGGATTGGAAACTTGTTGAAGATATATGTACAAATCCAGACGGTTCTATTCCTTCTAATCCTAATGGTAAAAAATTACCTGTTCCAAATTCATGGGTAGCATTTAATTTTACAGGTGATTTAAATATTAATAAAATGGCACCTACTGGACCAGATACTAGTGAAGAATATGCTAATAACATTACTCATGTTTTTTCTTTATGTGATTTTTATAACTTTGCAGATTATGCTGTATTACCAGCAGTACAAAGACATGAATCTACTATAACGGATAAAACTATAAATGATAATATGACTTGTAGCCATAATTATATGTGGAATGGTGTAACAATGGATACAAATAATCAAACAAATGAATCTTTAACAGGCTCCAAAACAACTTATGGTGTTGGTAGTGCTTCAGATTTTAATGCAGAAGAAATTGATACTGATATAAATACTTTATGGCCATATAATCCTCATCATGAAGGTGCTGGATTAAAAGCTACAGATACAGCTTTATATGAAGGAGGTGTAGGTAGATTTCATTTTTTACAAACCCAGGACAATGGTCTAGGCCAAAAAGCTGGATGCTTAACTCCAGCTAGAGCTGTAAGTTATAGTGCTTTTTGGGGTTATCCTGATGAATGGGAATCTCCTGCTTATATGAATTATGGAGGCATATCTCATGGTAAGTTTGCTAATTATCAATCAGAGGACTGGGCTGTACTTGCTAAAGGTGTTGAAGGCTCAGAAGAAAATCAATTTAATCATTCTGTTATTGGTCTTAAATTATTTTTTCCTGCAATAGGACAGCAAGACGGAATATCAGGAAGCTTTAAAACACAATTTAAATATAAATTTAACATACAGACAGATTTAGATACTTTAGCAGAACAGGCTAATTTACAAACCAATATAATGAATTTTATGCACCTTATTGTAAATGCACATACAACTACTCCAGCTTTTGATGGCAACTGGAATAGAGGGGGATATTCAAGAATAAGAGATTTAGAATTATCATTCCAGGAAATTTTAGATTTATCTGATGAAAATGGTAATATTATGATAAATAATGTGGACCCAGATGATTATCCAAATGCTTTGAATTTTGGAACTTATGGCTCTGGTGAAATATTAGAAGGCATAGAAGGTGATATTTTTACTAGTGGCCAATATCCTAGGAACAAAGGTAATAATTGGGATGAAGGACCTAATCAATTTAAAAGTGTAAATTTAAGGCTGGAGGTTAGACCAAAGGATATAGTATTTCCTGTATCTACTGTAATGCCAGTTAATCTACAATTATATGATTTAGGCTTAAATATTGATGGAGTATTTGACAATTTTGATTCTAGTAATTTTTATATAAAAGATTATCTAGGTAGGAGTTTTGGTGATATAGGAATACTTAGAAAAGATACAGATATTTTAAATCATTTTGTAAAAGAAGAATTAGGATATAAAGGTAAAGTAAATATATCAAATGACACTGGAGCATATTCATTAAATTTAGGTTTTAGTGTCGTAGATGAAATTACAGGAAGAGAGCTTATTACAAGTATATGTTCTAATACAAGAGTTATACCAGCAGTAAAAGGAGTTGATGAATTAGTTTTTAATTATATAAAAGATAGTTATGATACATCTAATAAAACTATAAGAGAAAAAGATGTTGTAGATATTAAATTTTCTCTATCAAAAATAGAAAATGTAAAATCTATGGTTGAGGTTAAATTTGCAAAAGATTATGCTACTGATAATTATACATTAAGTACAGGTTTTTTAAGTGCTAAAGATTTATATGGTGATGGTGATTTAGGATATGAAGGTGGATATAGTTTATCTAAATATCATTTAGGAGAAGAATATAATTTAGCAGGAACTACATTATTATCTGAAGAATTAACATCAAATATATTCCATGCAGATTATATTACTGAGGTCCAGGATGCAATAAAATTACAAGAGTTTTTAGTTATGTTTAATTGTAATCAGCATTTAATAGTAGATGTAAAATTACCTATAACATATATAGATTTACAGGTAGGGGATATTATTGATTTTGATAAGTTGATAAGTAATAAAAAAGCTTATGGTTTAGATTATACAAAATCAGAAGAATTTAATGGCCAGACATTACAGCCATTCTTTATGGTAACAGAAACAAAAAAGAAAACAAAAGAGGTATCTTTTAAAGCTGTTAGATTGCCTGTTTTAGAAAGAAAGTTTTATGCTGGCTTAGGTGATATAGCAAGAAGAGGTAAATCTGTAAATATGGACAATTTACCAGTATCACCAGCACAGATGCCAGATTCACTAGATGAATCTATGATTTATGATTATGTGATTGATAAGACAAAGAAATACACAAGAGAGCAGATTCAGAATATGGATATAAATCAAAGTAATGGAATTACATTTAAGGATGCTACTTTACTTGCAGAAATTACTGAAATGAGAAATGATTTATTAGGAGGGCCTGTAGTTGAAACTTAAAGGAATCCCATCTAAATCTCTTAATAGAATGTATGAAGCTTTTAGTAATGTATCTCCATTATCTTTTGCTGAGGTAGATTATGAAAATCCACAGGATATGAATGACAAAGGTAAGATTTATGCAACTATATCTGGAATACCTAAGTTAATAGAAATAAGATATGTTGGTAAGATAAGAATTAATCCAGATTATAATTTTAATCCTAATATAAAAATTATTGCATATTGTGATAAAAATATTATATTAGTCAGAAATAGATATACTAATCCTATTGCTGGTTTAGAATGTTTATTAGAATATACAGGAAGCATAAAATACTTTCAATCAGTTAATGTTTATGGATATAATGGTAGGCCAATCTTACTTAAATATGATAGGCATTTAGATGGACTTTGGTCAAAAACTGAATCTACCTGGTCTAGTGATGAAAGTTTTTGGAATGCTAATGAACAAAGAACTATTGATGAAGAAGGTCTTGATTCTACTCTTTTACAATCAAAATCAGTATCAAGGAGTGTAGAAAAACTTTCAAACTTGCATAAGCATCATGATATAAATTTTAGAGGCAGACAATCCTTAACAAGAGAACCTGCTTACTTTACTAACATTAAGGAGAATGAATGAGTACAGGCAAATTTCAAAACCCAGCAACACCTAGGTTTTATACAGATTTAATACAATATTTTAAAATCATAGGACACAAATTTAATTGTGGTGAGAAAGCTTTATATCCATATACACCTTATGAAGGTAGTATAGATGATGGAACTAATACCACACCTGTTATATTTGCTTCTGAAACTAATCCTACTTTAGATTCACCTTTAGCTACTGTGGACCCATATATAAAAAGAAACTCTTTATTTACAGGAACTGCTCCAGAGGCACAACACCTGGATAAATTTTTTAACTTTAGTGACTTTGAATCTGATTATAATTTAGATTTATTACCTCATATACTCCCTGTTAAAAACATACAAAATTACATTAATTATTGTGCTTTATTAGGTCATGATTTAGCTGGACCATATAATGCTAGTGGAGATTATTTAGATGTTGCTCCATACATAAGAGGATGCCAACAAAACATAGAATCAGGAGAATTTATGAGTTTTGATTTTGGTTTTTCTGGATATAAAAATGTAGTTGGTACTAAATTATTTGATGGAGAACCTAATGATGTAACATATACACACATGGATGAAAATTCTTTTGTAAATCTAACTGCTGGCTCTGGCTTTTCTATATTTGAAATGAATAATGGAATAAATTATGTAACTAGTGAAGAATATGATGAAATTGCTTATTCCAATGGAGTTGGTATTAGGTTTACCTGTAAAGAAAGATTTAATCCTGCTAATATTAATATAAATTCTATTATGATGGGTAGCTACTTTGATATGCCAGTATCACCTAATATGCAATTATCTTTTGAAAGAGAATATGATGGAATAGATACAACCAGGACTAGAGGAGGAGGAACCTTAACTAATGTAAGATTTACTGGCCCTCCACCTTTTGCAGGATACAGCCAGAACTTTACTAAATTCCATGCAGGGAATGTACCTAATTCAAACATCTCCAGGTCTGGCAGACGTAAATGGAGGTTAAAGTTTGATGCCTTAGCTGATGATAAGGTAATGGGAGCTTATGAAGCTATAACTGCATCACCATATCCAGATATGAACTTTGAAAATTCAGTAGAACATTATGAAGAAGAGTTTACTGTACCACAAGATAATGGGGGTCCAATCAACAGTTTTTACAATCCACTTTTGGAAGAAGATAACTTTTTTAGTAAGGTTTTGATGCCAACTTTGGGTGGCAGAATACCATTTATTTTCAATCCAAGAGGTGGTGGAAACAGCCCAGATAACAGCCCAGACCAGTTTGCATTATGTACTATTGATAACAAATCTTTAAGCTTTAAACAGGTAAATCATAGGCTTTATACTATCAGTTTGGACATAGTTGAATCCTGGTAAAACACCTATTTTTGCTAAAATCTTACAAAATCCTAAAACACTGAATTTGGGCCAAAAAGGCCCTTTTTAGCCACTTTTATGTCTTACCCTTATCCTAGCATCTAAAATTCATTTTCCTAATTCTCATAACGAGAGTAAAATAAATTACTTGCATAATTAAAATAATTGTTTATAAATTTCAGAGTGAGTATTTTTAGTAAAAAAAAGGAGAAAAAAATGAAAACAAAAAAAGTATTAAAGAAAGTATTTATGGTAGGATTTTCTAATGACACACATGGAGAAGAGGTAGTACAAGAGGTAACTTTATTTGGAGAATTAAAATGTTATTCACAACATCTTTTATCATTTATAGGTGATGAGTATTTTGATACTGAGCTTGAAGCAATACAGCATATAGAAAAAATAGCTAGACCTGCTTGTATAGTACAAGAGATGTTTATATGGAAACTAGAGGAGGAAAAATAATGAAAACTGAAAAATATTTAATTAACAAGTATGGACCTGAAGGTGAAATACATATATTGCATGGTAATAAAGATATGAATATTGATGGGTGGAAGCTATGTATGTTTGTAGATAATTGTGGCACATACGATAGGCCTAGTTGGATTTTGAATCATGAGCTAGCATACTGGAAAGATGGTGGCATAGAATGGGCTTCAAGAAATGGAAAGTTAGATTATTTCCAGGAAAATGAAAAAGAAGCTTTAATAGAATATAAATTCCAACTATTAATTGAAAAAGGTAAAATGACAGATAGATACCAGGAGGAAGAATAATGAAAAATATAAATATATCAGTAGATAATAGACCTATTAAAACTCAACAGAATGAATGGTTTGAAACTTGTAAAGATTGGGAAATAGAACCAAATCTATTTTTAAATCCTTATGACAATACAGAATTTAGAATGCAAAAACATATTTATAAAATCTTTAAAAAATGGAGGAAGAGTAATGAAAATATATAAAAGAAAAGGTAAAACCTGGAGTAATCCTGCTGATGATTTGAGAGATACATTTTCTAAAAAAGAACTTGATTTCTTAAATGATTATAATCATAAAAGCCCCTTGTATAAACTTGAGGCTAATAGAGATAACTATTTATGGTCTTGGCATACAGACCATAGCTCTATATGTAAAAGCCAGGATTGGATTGAATTTCCTAGGATTGATGACTTTTTAGTTACTATGTATAAGATGCTAAATGGTTCAGGTCCTGGTAAATTAAATCTTAATGATAAAGACCATAAATTTTTTACAAAACTGGTTGATAAAATAGCTTCTATTAGATATAGAAATATCCTAGCTAATAAACCTGAATATGAATCTTTTTTAGGTTCAGAGTGGATAGGTTAAGGTTTTAGGAGTAAAGAAATAACTTGCATAAATAAAATAATTTATTTAAGTTATGTATGTGAGACAGAGTATATTAATTAAAAGGAGATAAAAACAATGTCAAATAGAAAAGCAATAAAATCAGATTTTGGACAAGATATATTTTTTGATTGGAATAATACAACAAAATATACAACAGTAGGTGATAAGATAGAATTTAGAGAGACACCTGAAGAATATGATGGCCAAACATTTTTAATTCGTGAAAGTCATTCTAATTATGATAAGCAGAAAAATTGGAATAATTTACCATTACTTACACAGGGCTTTAGTGAAGATAGGAATTGGAAAAATCAAGGTGCTGAAAAATTACAGCCAGGGTGTTTAGTTGTTCATGCTACTATGGGTGGTAGTTATGGTGCAAGTGGAGTATATAGAAGAGCTGTTATTACAGAAATCAAACCAGTTATTAAAAAAGTTAAAATGGTTTATGGTAAAATGACAGCAGAGGTTTTTAATTTTATCTTCATTCGTAGTGTTAATAAAGATAATTCTTTAGGTAGTGTGTTTGAGGTTTATAGAGCTGATTCTGTTAGAGTTGAAAAAGATGGTGAGCTTGATGTTAAAACTTATAGCAAAAGCTTTTATAAAATCACTAAAGAGTATGAACAGTTGTGTAGAGATAAAGCTAATGTCAAAAGATTAATAGACATTAAAATGTCCTCTAAGGCTCCAGCAAAAAGAAGGAGTATATAATGGCACAGAAAAAAATACTAATCAAAATAAATGATGATTTTGAGCATGGCAAGGTAGAGTTTACCTTGCCTAATGGCTCAAAGCTAACTGCCTATGAAATTGGTTATGATGAGGTTTATACAGGTGACCAGGCAGAACCTAGTCAATATAGGTATAGGGCTTATGGTGATGAGTTTGGTTTTGATATAGATGAATTTGATGGTAAAACGGTTGTTGAGTATGGTATGTTAGGTTTTAAACAATATGATGAAAATCAGCTTAAATTCTGTAAAAAAGTGTGTCTTTATTATTGTAAAGAGGTTCAGTTTAATCGTATTGCTGAGGAGTTTGAGATGCCTGAAAAATACCTGGAACTATTAAAAGAAAAAAAGATGTATGGATAATATCATTCATTTCATAAAACATTTACTAGGATTATGTGGAGAGCCTCATCCTAGTTTATTGATGGGTGGGTTTGGTATCCTGGGATATTGTTTATATTGTATTAGAGAACTTAAAAATAAATGGAGAAAAAAATAATGACAAAAAAGCAATTAGATAGATTTAACAAAGTATTCAGAAGGTTGGGTGAGTTAAGAAAAAAAGGATTAAAATCTAAGGAAATAGATAAAATCTTAACTAAAGAGTTTGGAGATAAACAAACAAAAACCTTAGATGATAACATAGATGACATAGATATAATTGGGGAGGGTGAAAATGTTAGATAATGATGGTAAATATTATTGTGAAGAAGAAGGTTGTGGTAGAGAGCTTTGTGATGAAATGTTAGGTAGCTGGTTCCATCAGTTATGTACATTTTGCTTTGAAGAAAAGGTTGATGAAGAAAATGAAAAAAGATATAGGGAGGAATCTAATGGATAAAAAAGTAATTAATTATTTAAAGGACTTAGGTTTAGATATGAATAAGTATAATGGATATTTCATAACTGATACCAGGATTGTTGCAAAGGTTGATGAAACCATAGTACATATAGCTCTTAATTTTAGAGGATATAGAGCTTATGCTTTGAATAGAGGTCTAAGCTTATGATTTACATAGAGGCCAAGAAAAAGGTTAAATGTAAGCATTGTAATGGTTCTGGATATAATATGATAGGTGGATATGAATATGTTTGTCCAGTATGTAAGGGCCTTAAATATGAAATAAAAGATGTATTAATTGATATAGAAACTTTAGCAGAAAAAATAGGAGATAAGCTAAGATGATAGATGATAAAACAACTCAACAGGTTAATCACAGCATTCCTCTGGATATTTGGGATGATTTTGAGGACCTGTATATGATTCAAAAAAGAAAAGACCCATCCAGGAAACTAAAGAAAAAAGAGTTTTTCATTATGGTGTTCAAGCAGGGGGTAAATAATTGGAAAGATTAGATTACTCAGATAATGAAATAAAAAGAGCTTCCTGGCCCTTGCCTCAGAATGATAAGATTGAGAGCAAAATACCTACAAAATCAATGGATTTCAAAGGAAACAGGTATTACTATAACAGGAAAGAAAAAATGCCAGATAAGAGAGATTATATTATGTCTGTTACTACCTGGCTTGGTGCTTTGTCAAAAGGGATTGGCTATGATATGTGGCTTGGTAATTCTAAATCTTATAAAGATGCCATGATTTATGCTAATGAAAGAGCTATGATAGGAACCATGGTCCATGCCATGTGTATGTATTTAGTATGGGGGAAACAAGTGGATACTAAATATGGATTCTATGATACGGATGATAATAGAATAAAGTCGGTCCCTGATGAAGCAAAACTTAGGCTCATGGCATTTATAGATTTTGTTGATGAGTATAAACCTATTCCAATAGCAACTGAGTTATCTTTATATAACAATGAAAGATTCCCAGAAGATAATGAGATTGCATATCCCTTTGCTGGTACAGCAGACCAAATTATGATGATTGATGGAAAGGTTTGGATGGTTGATATCAAGACAGGCAGGGAATGGCCAAAAGAACAACAATTACAGCTAACTGCATATAAAATATTATATGATGCTTTATATGGTGATATAACTGGAAATATAGATGTTCTTGCTTGTTTATATTTAACATCAAGAGGTAAGTATAAGATTAAGAAATATAAATATAAACCAGAGGCCTGGTGGGATTTGATTGAGATTGGTAAGTATCATTTCAGTGATATGAGAGATAAACTGCCAGTAGTAAAAGAAAAAGAAGAGTTACCTACAATATTTACTTTAAAAGAAAAAGGAGAAGAAGATGGAAATGAAACCACAAGCACCAACTCTTAAAATTGGTAAAGGTGAAATAGCTAAAATAAAATTAGCTGATTTAGCACCATTTAAGGAAGGTTCAAATGAGTGGGATGGTGTAGCTAAAAAATGGTTTGGCTACAATCTAACAAAAGATGCAACTGAATATGTATATTTTGCATCAGAAGCAGTACATACATTAATACAACAAGCAAAACCTGAAGGTGAGTTTACACTTGAACTTAGGAGTGTAAATAACAAACAAGGTGAGCTTAGGTCTATCTGGTATTTAAATGGAATGAATCTATGGCAATACCAGGAAAATAATGTAATGGATAAGCCTCAATCAAATGAGGTAAATATTCAGGCTAGCAACAATAGTAGTTGGGAAAATTCTATTGAAGAAAGGCTTGATAAATTGGAAAAACAGGTGTATTCTAATACAGTAAAAACTGAAGATAATATACCATTTTAATTAATTATATGGGCCTGGTTAAAAGGTCATCAGTGCTTCACATTGATGTCCTGTCTCCATATTTGCTCTATGGTTCTCTCACACCTCCAGGCCCATCAAAATAAGGATTTTATATGAAGGAAACTATTGATAATCAAATACTAAGGCACCTACTAAATGGAAACAAACTTAACCAGTGGGATTGCATAGAATTGTTTAAATATACACGTTTATCAGCCACAATATTTAATTTAAAGGCTAGAGGTTATATAATTAAAGAAGAGTGGATTAAGACACCAAATAAAAAGAAATTTAAGAATTATTGGATTGAGCAAAAAGAACTACATACTAAACCTTCTAAAGAGACACAGGTCCAGGAAGGTTTTGGTTTTGAAGTAAGGAAAAGATTTGAATGGCCAGATTAGGAGAATGTATACAATGTGGCAGAGAGGTAAAAATCTCAGATTGTGGATATACTTGCTTTCATTGTGGGTATGTTGAGGGCTGAGGTTATTAATAAAAACCAGGAGGTTTTATGAAATGTTGGTATTGCCAAAATGATGTTATATGGGGTGGGGACCACACCTATGAAGATTATGGTTTAGAAGGGGATGGTATTGTTAGTAATTTATCTTGTTCTGTGTGTAATGCAGATTATTTAATATATCGAGGAGAAAAGGATGGCAATTAGAAATATAAAGCAGGATGATAAAACTATTGATGATGTAATACTTACTAACCATGAACAGGAAGCAAGAATTAATTTATTAGAAAAGCAATTAGTAGATGTTACTGAAAGCTTTGAGGTTAGGATATTAGAACTTGAAGCATTCTATAAAAATATAGTAAAGATATCTACATCTTTAGAAAAGGAATATAATGATTAATCTACCATCAAGGACCAGGAGAAAAGACCCAACACATTGTAATTTATGTAAGGATGAATTAAATAAAGAGAATACAAGGATTTACCAGGGCTATAAAGGTTTAAGATGTAAGAAATGTTTATCTAAGATTTCCAGGGAACATAATGCTAAAAGACAGAAAATTTTAAAGAGTACAAAGTTATGGTAAAATATATTATATTTATGAGACGGATAGCACAAATAGACAGCAAGGCTCTGGGTGCTCCTCCCTCTCATGCGACCCTATCTTCGTATCTCTGCATTCGCACTGGGGACCTGGAGCTTTGCAAATTTAATATATAAACTACAAACAAAACGTGAGAGGGAACACACCATGAGAAAAAGAATGATAGACCCTGGATATTGGTCTGATGATAAGATAATAGAACTCCAACCTGAGCAAAGATTATTATTTATAGGGATGTGGAATTTTGCAGATGACACTGGGGTATTAAAGAACTCACCTAAACAATTAAAAGCACAGATATTTCCTGCTGATTTAATCACTGAAGAAACTATTAGTGGTTGGTTAAATGGCCTGTATGATATCGGCCTTATTCAATTAAATAAAGATAAATCATTAATAAAGATAAAAGGATGGGATAACTATCAAAAAATCAATCGGCCACAGCCTAGTAAGTATGAGTTTATAGAAGAGAATCATGAATCATTCAGTGAACATTCAGTGAATAATCATGGAACATTCACTCCTAATAGAAAGGAAGAGAAGATAATAGAAAAGAATAGAAAAGAAAGTAAAGGTCAAAAGAATCTTTTGGTTCAAACTTATGAAAGGTTTGAACAATTCTATAAGTTATATCCTAGAAAGATAAAGCCTCATAGAGCTAAGAAAGCTTGGATTAGCATGACTAATAAAGAAAGGGACCTGGCTATAGCATCCTTACCCAACCATATCAAGTATTGGAATAGTGAAGGTGCAGAGCTCAAACATATACCTCATCCTGCTACATGGCTTAATGGTAAAGAATGGGAAAGTGAATTAGATACTGGTACTATTAACAGTAAGATTAATGAGGTAAAGATAGATGCCAAGATTAAAGAACAAAGAGAGTATTATGATAAGCTGAAGGAAACATCAGCATCACCAGAAGATATAAAAGAATTGTTAAGTGGAGTTACAAGTAAACTAAGTAGTGGAGGTAGTAATGGAAGGTCCTAATTTATTTATAGGTATAGACCCTGGAAAGTCAGGTGGCATCTGTGTTACTAATGGTACAACATCTATATGTAGTAAATGCCCTGGAACTCTAGCAGATATGGTAGATGTAACCAGAGCTATGCTAGAGATTGATAGCAATCCCTTTGCAGTTATAGAATCAGTACATAGTATGCCAGGCCAAGGTGTGGTAAGTACATTTACCTTTGGTACTAACTATGGACAATGGCTAGGTATCCTGGCATCATTACAGGTTCCTTATATACAAGTAACACCACAAACTTGGATGAAGGTATATGGTACTATGCCTAGAGATAAGACAGCCAGGAAGAATCATCTTAAACATTTAGCACAACAAAGATATCCTAAGATACCTATTACCTTAGCTACTGCTGATGCTGTACTGCTAGCTCATTATGGTATGATTACTTATAATTATGTAAGTAGATAACCATAGGAATTATGGGCAAATCAAACTTACCAGGAGCACCTCACAATGTCCATATATACTGATAATATACATTATGTCTAGTTTTTTCTCGACGAGAACCCATCATATCAGGGCCAAATCACCATGAAATCTGCCAGGCTGGCAGGGGTAGGCGTATGGTTTTTTATCGACCTGGGGAGGTAGATTTACTAGAAAAATTCAAAATTAATGTCTAAATTTTGTGAGTATTAATGTTTATATTAGGTTATGGAAGAACTAGCTAAAAACAACTTATTAATGAAACAAAAGATGGCTATTGAGATGGTGGCCATGCAACCTGAACTAACTAATAAATCAATAGCTCAGAAACTTGGAGTATCTTATAAAAAGATATGTGCCTGGAGGAATAATCCTAAATTTATTGAAAAAACAGTTGATAGATTTATGGAACTTATAGGTAAAGAGGTTCCACTTGTAATGAAGGCCCTGGTAAGAGAGGCTAAAGAAGGTAATACAAGGAGTGCTGAGATATTTCTTAAACAAATGGGTAGGTTACAAGATACTTTAGTGGTTAAAATAGAAGCACCATTTACACAGCATTTAAAAGCAAAAGAAGGTGCAATATCTACTGAGGATGCAATAGAATTTGGTAATGAGATGGATGAAGCACTAATAGATATAGATTATGAGGAACTGCCAGAACGTAATCCTAAAAATAATAAACCTATTAGAGTATTAAACCAGGATAAGATGGAAACCAGGCAAGCTATAGAAAGGGCTAAAAAGAATGCTGATAAAAATAAAAGATATGAACTTAGAAAAAGAGCTAAAGCAGTTGGCCTGGAACCTTTGAAAGGTGGGAGGCCACATCCTGCAAAAAGAAAAAACTGGTTAAAAAAGTTAGAACAGCTTGAAAGGGAAAAATTATTAAATGGCTAATCAATTTAATTATCAGGATATATTTGGTCCTGACTTTGCTAATATATCTGCACAGCTAAAACTCCTTCCTAATGATGTAGAAAAAATGCTACTTGGAGTTGTAGATAGTATGATATTTAATGTTGAAAATTTTGCTACGAATTTAAATCAGACAGCTACTTTATTATCTGCTAATGGAATGAAATCAAAGGTTATTTTAGATACCCTAAATGCAGATAAGCAAGGTGCAGGCAGAATATTTGGTCAGTTAAGAAATGATGTTAAAGGTGGTATAGTAATGGCTACATCACATTCTGGTAGAATGGGTCAATATGAAGGATATACAAATAAAGATAAATTTAGCTGGGTAACTGTTGCAGGCCATAAGATTTGTAGTGATTGTGATTCAGTTGGAGGTAAAGTTAAAACCTATGAAGAATGGGAAACAGAGGGCTTACCAGGCTCAGGCTGGTCCGTTTGCAAAGGTTATTGCTATTGTGTTTTGGACCCTTCTGGTAAGGTTTCAAATAAAGTAAAAGGAGTTAATGTTAAAGAACCAGGTGCTCAATCAAAACCAAGAAGCTCTGCATTAACTAAAGCATCTTACTTAGAAACAATTAAGAGGCATACTACAACTCCACAACTACCAGACCATTTACAAAAAATTGCTGGCCCTAATGCTATGCAAAGAATATTAAAAAAAGCTAAACTGGATATTGATACTCTTGTGCATTTTCCAGGTGTATCTACAGAGGTTTTAGGAGACATAGCTAGAGGTGTAAGTGAAACCTTAGGTAGATATAATCTTAATATAAATTTTATTGGAAAAAATATTAAAGGTTTGACAATGAGGAAGGCTTATGCAGGAGCCTGGAGAATAGCTGATAATCAGTATAATGCTATAACCTTTAATGGTAAATTTTTAAAACAGGGAAAAAAAACACAGGGAGCTATTGCTGAAAGATTTGCAAAAAGCAAGAAAGTTAAAATATTTAATGCACAAAGAAGGCTTGATATGGCTAAAGCTAATAGGCAATATTATTCTAGTGAAGCTACTTGGAAAAAGGCAGTTAAAGAAGCAGAAGAAAATTTGGCAACATGGTCTAGTCCTAGGTTTAGTAGATGGTCTGTATCTGAGGATGTTTATGGAACGACAGTGCATGAAAGTTGGCATATAGTTGATTATAAATTAAATCCTAAAGAGCTTTTAAGAGTAGATTTCCAGAGGCAATTAAGGCTTAATAATGTAGATAGAATGGAATGGTATCATGTTAGTGAATATGGAGGTAGTAGTATTGCTGAATTATGGGCAGAAACTGGCTGTGCTTTAGACAGAGGTCTTTACGTTCCAGAAGGAATTAAAAAAGCATTTATAAAAACAATAGAAAATGCTGGATATACTTATCCCTAATCTTCACCTGTAAAATCTAAAATTTTAGTAACAGGTTTATATCTTATTCCATTATCACCATCAAATTTCTTAGCATGATTATGCTTACCTCTTATAATTTCCTCAGGTATTGGTTTGCCTTTATCTTCAGGGTAAGCTTTACAATGTGAACCTGTTTTAGAACCTCCAGTATAATGCTCACAATTAAAACATTGAAAAGATGTAGCCATATTTTATCCTTATTTTTTGTAAAGAGTATTTTAAAAATACTTACATTAAAAAACAAATATTAAAAAAATAATTTGGATTATTTAAATAATCTTTTTAAATTAAAATAGTTGTGAGAGACGTTAATTAAATAAAATAAAATGGAGACAAAAATGAATAACATAAATAAATTAACAGATGTAATAAACTATGATACTGATAGTGATGACTTAATCAGAATTCAGTTTAAAGATGGTGTTGTTAGAAATGGTTATGTTTTAGATTATGATGATGAGTTATGTGATAGTAAACCAAATAGCCCTGAACCAAGGTTTGTATTTTCAGAATTAGGTTCAGGTGACGTGTCTGAAGAATATTTTGAAGATGTAGAAAATGCTATGATTATTACAGGAGGTGCTAAATAATGATGAATAATAACTGGATTAATGAGCTAGAGGTTGGTACGAAATCACAAGTTGTAAGCAATCCATATACTAATGAAAGTATAGAGTTAAATCCTTTGGAGGTTGCAGTTTATGATTTTATCAAAGGTTGTGAATTTTTAGGAATGAATACTCCAATGAGCTGGGGTATATCCTGGTTTATAGATAATAATCCTAAAGCATATCAAATACTACTAGATTAATTAAAACTAAATAGAAAGATATTAAAGGGTCCTTATGGGCCCTTTTTTATTTATGGTAAAATAATAAAAATAATTTTAATAATCTTTTTTCTTGCATGGTAAATTTATCCTGCTTAAATTAATAATGTTGTGAGAGACATTAAAAATAAAAAGGAGATTAAAATGAAAATTCAAGTTAATAATAAAACAATAGATTGTAACTATTCAACAGACCAATTTGGTAGAACAATAGATTCTTCAGAGCTTTATAATAAAGGTTTAGCTAAAGTTAAAGTTGGAATGTTTATAAACCATTTTGGCTATAGTGATGTAACACCTTATGAGATTGTAGGTGTAAATAAATCTGGTAAAACTATTAAGGTTAGAGAGATGGATGCAAAGTTAGTTGATGGATGGAAGCCTGAAATCTTAGAAGGTGGCTTTAGTGGCCATTGTGTTAATAATGGTTCACAGGAATACACATATAAATCAAATAAAAATAATCCTACATTTATTCTTAGAAAATCTAAAATAGGATTTGGTAAAGGCAAGTATAAAGTTAGCTCAATACCTAGAAGATTCTACGATTATAATTTCTAAATCCACTAAATAAAAATAAAGGAATATTAAAGGGTCCACCAGGGCCCTTTTTTATTTCCAGGAAATAATTAAAATAATTAAAATAACTTGCATTATATTATTATTATTTCTTATATTTACAATGTAGTGAGAAACAATAAAACAAATATGGAGATAAAAATGACAAACTTAAAAAATGAAGATAAAGCAAGATTCGGTGGATATGAGATACTTGAAAGTGTTGGATGTATTTTAGTAACAAATGGTGATAATGCTGGTAAGGTATTTGAAATGAAACATAGAGATATGGGTGGTGTTATTAATGTTTCTAAATTTGGTATTTCAATGTTAAAGGAACAGTTAAGATATTGTAGATTAGATTCATATTGGAGTGCTTGGGAATCAATGAATATGAAAAGTAAAGGAACTCATATAGTTAAGTGTTCAAGTGAATTTTATAAAAGTTTATCAAATGAAGATTTAGCAACTATAAATAAATATGAAAGGAGATATTGGTTTAACGGATAAATCCACTGATGAGGGGGGTCCTGGAATAGGGTCCCCTAGAAACCCTAGGGTCTGGAAACTAAAATAAATACCTGTGAG